ATGTTTTCAGAAAGAAAAAGAAAAGGAACTTCTCTGTATGATGTTGTAACCTACACTCTCCCCAAACTGCACACTGGCAAAAACTGGTATGTGGATTTCAAGTGCTACGATCCGCTAGAGGGAAGTATGAAACGAAAAAAATTCATGCTTGACTCAATCACAAAAATTTCGGAACGTAAGAAAAGAGCCACTGAAATCATAACAGTCACCACACAACGCCTCAGGAACGGCTGGAACCCATGGGCGGAAGCCACAACAGACAGACAATGTGCTAACTTTGTCTATGTCACAGAAATCTATAACAAGTATCTGGAAAAACTCACTTCTGCCAAAACACTAAAACAGAAGACACTCTATGATTACCAATCAAGATTAAACATGCTGCTAGAATATAATAACAGCAGGCACCTGCCTATTATGTATATGTATCAATTCGACCAAGCATATATAAGCGACTTTTTGGATTATATCTTATTAGACCGTGATGCCAGTGCCCGGACACGGAATAACTATCGCACCTGGTTATCTACCTTCTGTACCTGGCTGAAGGAAAAAAAATATATCGAGGACAACCCGACCGATAAAATCCGCTCTTTAGCGGAAGAAACGAAATTCCGCTCCGCACTTACGAAAGAGGATCTTGCACAATTACATGAATATCTGAAAGAGACCAACAAACACTTTTTATTAGCCTGTCAAATGGAATATTATACCTTTATCCGTCCGGACGAGCTAAGCAATATCCGATTAGGAGACATTAAAATCAAGGAGCAAAAAGTTTTTGTATCATCCACTATCAGCAAGAACCGACGCGACGGAATGGTCGGATTGAATGACAGTTTGGTCAAACTGATGATTGAATTAGACATCTTTAGGAACAGTTCAGACTATTACCTTTTTGGCAAGGATTTCAAACCCTCTATTCAAAAAGCAGACTCACGCATTTTCCGAGAATACTTCAACAAAGTACGAGCTTTTTTGCGATACCCGAAAAACTATCAGTTTTACAGTCTAAAGGACTCCGGCATCCGTGATCTGGCAAATGCCGAAGGCATCGTGATAGCCCGTGATCAGGCACGTCATGCGGATATCAGCACCACCAACAAATATCTGAAAGGAGATAATATGACCGTACATGAAGAAACCAAGCATTTTGAAGGAAACTTATAAAAAGAAGGTTAATACATAGTAATTTTACTATGTATTATTTGCACATAATAAATTTACTATGTATCTTTACAATGTCAATAAAACAAGAACCATGAATGAAAAAGAAGAAATTTCAGCCATACTCCATCGTTTAACACAGTTAAAAATGGAGTTGAAGATGACAGAGTTCACGTTTAAGAACAACAAAAAATTAACAGAACAACAAGTAAATTCCATTCTAGATGAAAAATTAAGAATAGAAAAATTCATCCGGATTCTGGAAAACAGATTGAAAGAGTTAGAAAATTAATTATTAAACCAGTCCCCTTAAACAAGGGGACATAACCCTATATAATATGTCAGACATCAAAAAAGAATTGAAGGAGCTGGAAGAGATCATGCATTCAACAGATGAAGACAGAGAACAAAAATTCGAAAAGAAGTTTCTCTACATCCGAGAACATTACACCAGCGAAGAAGATAATGAGGCTATTTATAACTTTACCCTAAACGGATACAAACAAATCAATAATGAACTGGAAAACATGACTCGCTATTTGGAACTCCAGAATCAGATCAAAAGCGTAAAGGAAATAATACCTGTCTCATATATCGCCCGGAACTATTTCGGGAAAAGTGCCGCTTGGTTGCAACAACGTCTTTACGGTTATAAAGTCAGAGGTAAGGTATATACCCTTAACGAAAAGGACATCAAAACCTTAAACCTCGCGCTACAGGATATTAGCAAAAAGATTGGTTCACTCACCATCGCACTGTGATGGTCTGTTTTATTGACACGATCCCCGTAGTTGAACCGCTACGGGGATTTTTATTTATATCTCTATTTTATAGAACTCTCCTTGCATCAATCGACCAAAACCATCCGCTGTCACAGTCACTTTTATTTGTTTAGCGAAATATTTCTGACAATGAATAATAAACGGCTTGCGGACATCCGGTACCGAATCAAGCAAAAAGTCAATCTTATACGTCACCGCCGAACTGATCTGCATTAAGGATCGGTGACGGGCTCCCATAGACTGTTCGCATACCTCATGCAAAGACAAGGAAATCATTTCATTATCACCTGCCTGATTAACTGACTTCTGTGTATAATCCATGAAGGGTGCCGGGATTTCCAATTGGTACGATCCGACAGCAAACGACTTCATACCAGGACACACCGCCAACTCCATGATATCCTTGGAACTCTTCTCGGTTAGCTGTTCATTGCCTTCAATCACTTCTTGAATATTCGTTATATGGTTCTTGATCGGCGATGAGTCATAATAAGATACAGGTACAACAACCTGGAACTCCCCTGCCTTGACAATCCGTTGACCTTCTCCCACCTTATACAAGTTGACCTGTTCGCGAACAATGGCAGCCGGAACAAACCGAAGTGAGTTATCTACCTCGGTACTCTCCGTATCACGTATCAGATTGCCGTAGAGATCCACTTCGGTAAATTGCCCGTCCTTAGTTATATAGGAACGTCCGGAAGTCTTGTATATAGTACGAAGACGGACCGGCTCGGAGTCCTTCTCCCACAGTTGGACCAGCGAATTATAATCGGCTGCTTTCTTGGATTCAGCCGTAATCACGATCCGGTTCTCCAGCCGGTTATAACCATCATTGGTGGATGACGGCAAGTCATAGCCGGTATTACCCATCGTCACATTGGACTCCGCATCATTTTCGGATTCTATATCGGTTTCGTACTCGTCAATCACTTCATCCACCTGCACGCTGTTCTCTAAGAAAAACGTATTCATATCAATGAGCATTGCCTGATGAGTCTTATCATCGATCATCATGATCACTCCAGCAAATTCCTCCAAGTGAGAAAAAAAATCCTTGACCGTCCAATGCGGCATTAATCCCCAACAACGAATTTTACTCTTATAATGCCACTTAGAATTACGCTCCAGCGTCGTACCGCCCACACAGAAAATATGACGCATCCAAGTGTCATCAAGATAGCTAGTCCCCATCTCGAATCCGAAGTGCTCGACTATCACCCGAACCAACTTGGTCAGGTAAGGAACCGGTTCGGCAGGAATCACTGCCTGCCGATCCGGATAAACAATGGTCTCTCCGGTATCCATATAGCCCGGACCGGACAGAACATCTTCAGTCTTGATATAAGAAAGATAGTAGCCATTCGTATATGTATAGTCATCATTCGCCCAATCCACTTCATCTAGGTAAATATCACCATTCGTCAAAAAATTGAATTCCGCATTACCGGACATCAACTGAATCTTAACCGTCTGATCCGTGGTGCCCAGTACCAGTGCCTTGCCATTCAACAACTGGTACCCGTCAGCAATCAGAACTGCTGGTAATGTCACCTTTTGTTTCGTCACATCCATACGGTGCAGCATGCCGAACACATGCCGATTAGTCGGCATCGGCAGATCCACATCCAATGTATGGGTGGATGATTTGGTAAAGTAAGGATTCTCAAATATCAAATCAAACGACAAGTCGCTCGGCAGACTCACTCTTTTGCCATCAATCAATAACTCAGTCATCGGGATATATTATTTTTAAGCTCGTTATACTTCTTCAGATTCTCATCAATACCGTGCGGTCCGGCAACATACACATCCGCCCGGATACGCTGTTGCAATCGGGTATCCACCTTTTGAATAACCCGGACACAATCAGCTATCAACAGGCGCAAAGCCGGATCTGTATCGTTCCCACTACCGGATGCCGGAACCACAGCAGACGGAGCAACCACTGCCGACACATCGCTAGCAGTCAGGCTGCCCACTGTATTGGTACGCTGCGCATGATCAATCAAATTAAGTACGGGACGAATAGCCGGGTTTGCCACCGCAAAACGGTTGGCAACAAATTCATTGGAATGTACAATACCCTGAGGGCGATCCCATTCACCGGGACCTGTGAAGCCTCCAGAAGAAAATCCACCGAGCACACCCTTCGCTGTTTCAAACGCTGCGGTAATCAATGCAATTTTAGCCGCCGCCGTTGCCACACCGGCAAGCCCCTTAGTAGTTATATCCTTTATGGTTACCAATCCTATCGCTGCCGCTTGTGCCGCTATCAATTGCTTCTCCAAAGCATCTAAAACAGTAACAAGCATTTTAGCTAAAAAATCTTTCAAACTTTTTTCTTCTCCTGTAAAAAAATCAGCCATTGCCTGTCCGAAGGATTGGCCAATCTCAATATATTGGCTTTTGAGCTTATTCAGATTATTAACCGCTTTTTCATAAGATTCTTTCTGTTCGTCCAACTGTGCATCAGACAAAGCAACGCTCATCTTTTTTTTGAATTCGTCTGATACCAAAGGATTGTTGATTATTTCATCATAAAGACCTGAAAGGTAGTTTCGGTATAGCTCTTTTTGTTCATTTTGGTTGATCTCTCCGGCATAAAGCTGTTCCTGCAAGCCATGTTTGTAAGTATCCAACTGTTGTTCCAAACCACTCTCTAGCGATTTTTGACGCTCATTGTACTCTTTTTGGCTTTTAGCGGAACATTCTTTTTCAAACTTATCACGCAAGGTCATTATCTTATTCTGAATCTCTAATCGTTTTTTCTCTTCAAGACCCAAAACTTTTAACTTTTTATTCAAATATTGCTCTTCAAGATCACAGCCAAACTGTTCATATTCCTCCTGAGTCATGTTGCGCTTTGACAAAAACTCATTCCGTAACTTCTCACGCTCCAACGCATATTTCTCTTCAATAGCCAGCAGTTCTTTCTCAATATACTCTTTTTTGTCCTTTGCGTTCTCTGCCGAGCCACCTCCATTTACCACCACAGAAGGAGTAACAACCACCTCATCCAACTCATTAGCCGGCTTCTTTTTCGGTGTCCGGACTAAGCTGCCCAACCTCTTCTGAACCGACTCTATCTTATCCGCATCACTCTTTACCGCTTTCACATAATCACGAAGAGCTTCTTTTGCCTCGGACAAATCACCCGTACCTATCTGCTTGTACTGTCTATGAATACTCTGAACGATGGATGTTGTCACGGTATCCACATCTTTGCCGGCAGCAATCATATCATCAACAAACCCCATCGTCTGTGAACGGATCATATCCGCCGTCGAGCCGGACAAAGAACCGGCCAATACTTTTTGAAAGTCTGCCAATGCCGAGGCACGGTCTTCTGTTGACTTCTCCAGTATCTCTGTCCGTTTGTTATCAATCATCTCTTGTGCTATCTTTTCAGAAATTGCGGAAGAAACTTCACGATACGCCGCCGCAATCTCCAGCACTGTAGATTTTTCCGATAACAGATTAGACAAATATCCCCCATATTTTGAATTAAACTCCTTGACTAGCCTGAGACGCTCACCCGTCCCCTCATTCGTCTTTTTCAACTCCGCATAGAGTTTGTTTAATTCTGTCTGCTCCTTTATATTCGATTTCATAAAATCCCTTACAGCCTTGTCAGACTCGGTAGTCTTGGTAGCAAGTTTGTAAATTCCATAAGACAAAGCGGTCACAACAGTCAGAAATGCTCCCAAAGGATGTAATTTCAGAATATTAAAAAATCTAACAAATGCATTGGTGGCTAAAGTAGTCCGACCTGCCAAAGCCGCCTTGGCGGATACTTGCAACCATGTGGAAGCGGCTACAGCCTTATTCCAGAACTGTTCTGCCTTTTGCATCAGAATATACAGTCCTATCTCCGTTTTCACTTTATTCATCCAGAACCATTGCACTTTTTTAGCTGCTGTATATGAAATTATAACACCTACAACCCATATCATATCCGCTCCGTATTCCTTAATAAAGTCAATCACTGAAGGTGCCACCTTAATAAGCTTTGTAGTCCACCCTGTCAGCATATTCAAAGACGGATTTAATCTCTCCATCAGTTCAATACCCGTTTCTCGCAACTGATTCTTCAACTGGGCCATTCTAGCCTCATTCGTTTCAGAATTGATAGCAGCCTGCTCCATAGCCACGTTAGTACCGGTCACCGCCTTGGTATAATATTCAACTTTGTCAGCACCGTCTATCAAGGTCTGTGCTACAGTATAGGTTTCCGCTCCGAAGCGCTTAACCACTTCGTCAACCGACAACTTTTGCAGGTTCTGCAGGGCAGTCTGAAGCCCTACTATTTTGGGATTCGTTTCATCAGCCCCTGTTTGCAAACGCAGAAAGAACATCTTCAATCCAGTACCCGCCACTTCATCTTTGATACCTTTTTCGGCCAACGTCTCGATACTACCGACCAATTGCTCAATAGGCACACCTGCTGCGGATGCGGACACACCTGCCTTAACAACGGCAGACGTAATGCTCTGCACGGCTGCGGAACCGTATTTGGAACCTGCCGCCATCACATTGGTATAAACAGCCGCCTGGTCTGCAGATGCCCCATATTGGTTCATTGATAACGTAACCGCATCAACCGCTTCTTTTAAATCCATCTTGGCAGCCTTGGACAAACGCATCGCCTCAATGGTCACGGCATTCAACGCCTCTTTATTACCCAACAAATCCGGTTTGGCAGACCCTACCAACATATATGCCTCAAGAATCTCTTTACTGGACTGAGTAACCCGAAGTCCAGACTTGTGCATCGAAGTAGACAATATCTCGGCCTGCCGGGCAAGCCACTGAATGGATACATCATCCAAACCGGTAAGAGCCTTCAGATTGGCAGCCGACGCCTCTTTATCATCACGGTCTTTGCGCATTTTGTTCAACGTCATGGATATACCGGTAATGGCAGCTATACCGGATGCCGCCAACGCCCCCCATTTGGCAAATCCATTATTAAACCGGGTCAACCACCCCTCAGATTCTTTAACTTCATCTTTTACTTTACGAATCTCCGCATTGACCAACTTGAGTTGTGCCTGGTACTTCTTCCACTCTTCAGAACCTCGGGCTATGTGACCGGAGTTCAACTTAGCATTGATATCTTTCAACAGCCGTCGAAGTTCTTTTGGAGTGGCCAAACCAATATTGTTCATAGCCGCATCAATATTCCGAGCGTTATCCCTCATAGCACGCAATGTTGTATTGGTCTCCTTCAGTTCTTTTTGTAACTGCTTGACTTTTTTGGTATCACCCGCATTTTGGGCTTCAACAATTCTGGCTTTTAAAGAGAGCGCATGTTGTTCCATCAATTGCATCTCTTTTCTAGCCTGCTCCCCATTCACCTGGAGTTCAACGGTCGCTTTTTCATGTATAGCCATCTTTTTTTATTTCAAAAATAAGGTTATAAAAACAGCCGGTAAAAGACAAGAAAAACCCGACTCATCACGAGCCGGGGCAGTCCAATTTATAAATTTAAAGTCTTATGATGAAGATTGTCTGTTGCGCCAATGTTTTCGTATTATCAGCACAACAACAAGCAAAACTGTTGCACAAACACAGGCAAAACCGATTTGTTCAGGCAGCGTGGATTCTTTTTTATCCTTTATGCTTTCTGACCGTTTTTCCTCATGGATATCGGAAGTGGTTTCCTTGTCAGCTTTCATCTCCGTACAGTCATTGACTACAGTTTCCTTCTTGTCATTCTTATAAAAATCACCTTCCACATGACCGTCAGCCAATAACGGAGGTTTCCCAGTCAGGCTGTCGGGTGGCTCTCGGGTATCATAAACTCGGAAATCAATCACATAACTACCATTGGTTGTAATAAGTTCACTCAAAGAAGCGGTTGTTCCGTGTACGATGTTGACCGTTTCACTGGCACTGTCCTTCCTGATTACTTCTGTGTCAGATTTGACAGCCTTATGCGAACTGCCACAGGCAAACAGCAGGAACAGACACATGAAGGGAGCCAGCAATATATGCCGGCTTACCCAGTTCATAACTCTAACCAACATAGTCTACAACTTAAGAACTTGCATCCTGTTATTTCCGTCAGCCCGATAACTGACGTGCACCCAAGCGAAGTTAGACTCGTCAATCAACTGGTCATAGGGCAGGTTCTTTCGGATATACTCAAACAACAGCTTGTTTTGCTGACGGTCTCCTGTATCGATGTCGGCTGCTTCCCCCTTCATGTGCTGCGAGGTCTTGCTTCCCTTGACGGCCGCATTAAGTTCCGGACAGCGATAACCACTGTTTACTGTTATAGGCTTCCCCCACCACTCACGTAACGGATCAAGCACATTATCTACCAAGGCAGTCAGAGCAGTCACATGCTCCTGTCTGCATCTGTTGTTGATACCCAAGCGGTCAGCAGTCGTTGATTTGCAGAGTTCCGCAATTGTAAAATACTTCATTTCTTATCCTCCTTATCGTTTAATTTATCCACTAGATGATTAAACTTGGTTGTCACATAAACTCCGATACCAAATATGCCTCCGGCATACATCAAACATTGAGCAAAAAACCACAATACAGACTCATGTATCTGACCGGTAGGTTCTACTATAAACCCTGCCACAGACAAAGCAACACCAGCCACTAACATACCCACTGCCGTATAAATCTGCACTTCTTCTTTAGTTTCTTTTTTCATCATTATTTGTTTTTGAAAAACGGCACAATATTAAATCAAAAACGACCAAGTGGAAAAGACATCACCTACCCCTAAATAGAAAACAAATAGGATTCATGAAATCTACCGGTTGTCTATAAAATCAGATGTCCTCAAGCCTTTATCAGGAAACATCTTTACTTTTTTTCTTTTCCTTTGAACATTTTTCAAGTCACGCACAATGGTGCTGGATAGTACCTCCGAATAAATCTGTGTGGTCTTTACGGAAGTATGTCCGAGCAGCTTCTGGACTGTTGTAATCGCAACTCCCTGATGAACCAGCAGGGTGGCACAGGTATGACGGCTCACATGGTAGGTTATCCGTTTTTTGATACCACACAACCCGGCCAGCTTTCGAAGCTGCTTATTCACTTCCGAGTTACAAGGCAAAGCAGCAAAACTTCCGATATCCAGATAACGGTCAAGAATGCCCAATGCCCTGCTTTCAAACAGCAGATGCAACGGCAGACGGATATCCACTCCTGTCTTGACGGATTTGAAGTACAGCCACCGCTTGCCGTTTATTCTAACGAAATTATTAGGTGTAAGCTGGCAGAAGTCAGAATAGCGCAATCCGGTATAACAACAGAACAGGAAGGCATCGAGCACATGGCGCATGGATTCCTCTTCCACCTCGACCGTTTCCAGCTTCTTCAGCTCGTCCGGGGTAAGAAACTCATGTCTGCCCTTCTCCTGTTTGATTTTGTATTTCCGAAAGGGATAAGCGTCCGCGTGCATATATCCCTGGTTGATTGCCTCATTGACCAAGGTACGGAGCTGTCTCATGTGCTTGGCTATCGTATTGACCGCATTGCCCTTTTCCCTTAAGTATTGCTCAAAATCACGAAGGAATGTATAGGTAATATCCTTGAAGTCCAATCCGGAACGGAAGTCATTCAGGACCGCCAGTGTAGAGTGCAGGTTGTCCTTGGTGGACTGCTTCTTGTCCGAATTGTCAATGGCTGATTTGGCGAAAGTGGAGAAGCTGATATTCACGGCACTTTTCTTCTTGACAGCATCCTTCAGTAGTGAGAGTGTGGCAGGTATTCCGCGCTTCCAATACCCCAATTCTATGCCTTGCAGATACAGGATGTATTCATAGAGCAT